ACCCTCAAATATCCAAACGTCGCCCGAAAAACACGGCGAGCCATCACCATACCCGATTACACCCTGAAGGCGAGCACGTCGCGGCGCCCAAAGCAGATCAGCCAGCTTCGTGCATAATTCGGGTTAGTCAAGCCGAATTCGGAACCTGACGAATCGGAACTGCCAACAAGGCAGACTGTTCCACGGCAATCCGATGGCTCCCCATCACCCTCAAAAGAGGCGGAAGCGCCTCCGGGGCCAACAAAGCCCCTAAAGCCGCAAGAACCAACGCCGGACGGCGATCAAGAGCCGGACAAACGGACGTCGGAACCCGAAGAGCCGGAACCGCCAATAGAGCCAAACCCTCAATCTGAGACTTCCCCGCCACCAGAAACAGAGGCGGACACACCCAAGCCAAAAGAACCGCCAGAGGAACCCGAGCCGCCGCCACCGGATGTTCCAAAGCCAAAACCGCCCCTAAGAGTCGTTATAGTCCAATCTGGCGGCAAGGGTGCGTGGAACAAAGAGCTGAATAATCCTCAACCGCTCACGGAGTATATCGTAGACGGCATTACCAAGTATACAACAGATGCTGCTGGTCGTGTGGTAAAAGTAGTGGCGAATCTCACCAATATCATTAAAAATAGGAATACTTATCAGCAGCGGAAAGTCGGTCTTTCGGGGCAACCGGGTGATCATGGCGGCCATTTGATCGCGACGGTACTTGGTGGCATCGGTGAAAAATTGAATCTCGTCGCTATGAGTTCAAAACTGAACCTCGGCAAATGGAAAACGATGGAGGCAATGCTCAACAGAGAGGCCAATGCCGGCAAGGACATTGAGTTACAAGTCGAACCACAATATGTAGGTACCAGCACGCGCCCGGTCAAATTTGTCGTGCGCTACCGTATAGACGGGGGTGAGTTGGTCAGGCTTGAATTTCGAAATTAGCGAAGGAGTATAAACATGCCGAGTCGAGATCAGGAAATCTATCAAGAGCTTGCTCAAGTGTTATATGACGTATCTTTGGATGATTCGGTGTTGGTGAGGTTCAAAGTAGAGCTGGCTGATGTCGGTGAACCAGTAGTGGCAGAATATCGCGCTGTTGCGATAAATGCCGAAGGCAAGCGTGAGTCGGATATTGGCAATTCAAATCAATATTCGACTGTCACTGATGCCCTCTATGAGCTCAGAGATTTTTTTATTAAGAATGGTCAGCCAAGCTGGAACATTTGCGAGCTCGAGTTCAATATTCTGACGAAGGAACTCTCTACAAGTTTCTCATACAACTAACATAAGCTGCCGCGGCCTTTCCGTCCGATTTTAGTATCGGCGTGGCCGTGGCATCTTTCCGAAATACTATTCGGCATGCCGACGCCGATTGATGCAATGAGCCGGCCCGTAACCTGGACTTAACCGGTTCCGCCGCTGCGGCCTGCCATTCCCATTCCCAAAGGAATCCCCCATGCCCTATCGCCGCAAGGCGTCGGCGCCATGAGCGTCGGCGATCTCACGAGTCTGGCCAATATGCTGCCCTGGCTCAATATCCCCGCAGGGACCGCCGATGCCGTCCTGGTCCGGCTGATCTCGCAATGCAGCCGCTCGATCCTCGATTACTTGCAGCGTACTTCTGTGATCTCGCAGAGCTACACCGATATCGTCGATGGCACGGGCGGGCATTGCGAGTTTCTCGACCAATGGCCGGTGACCTCGGTGACTGACGTCACCATCGACGGGCTGATCGTGCCGCCGTCTTTTTATCGGGTGCAGGCCTGGAATTTCTACCCGCCGGGCGGTCCGCAGGCGGTCGAGCTGGTCGATCGCAGATTTCCGCGCGGGCGGCAGAATGTCGCCATCACCTATCAGGCCGGCTATCTCGTCTCGGCCGAGGCGGCGACCGTACCCGTATCTGGGAATTTCCAGATTACCACGGCGCAGATCCTGGGCTCCTGGTGCGCGGATAGCGGTGTCGCTTATCAGGATGGCGCCGCGCTGACACGGGTCTCGGGCACGCCCGGTGCCGGTCAGTATGCGCTGGTCGCGGGCTCGCCCGGTGTCTATCAATTCTCGGCGGCGGATGCCGGCGCGGGCCTGTCGCTCAGCTATTCCTATATTCCGGCGACACTTGAGGATGCCTGCATCAACTGGGTCGCCGAGCGGTTTCGGTATCGCGATCATATCGGTCAGCGCAGCAAGTCGCTGGGCGGGCAGGAGACGCTGTCCTACGATCTCTCGGCGATCCCGGCCTATCTTCAGGCTCAGCTGCAGCCCTATCGCAAGGTGCTGCCGCTATGAGTCTCTCGGTCGATGCGGCCGGCATTGACGCGGTCGCCGATGATGTCGCTGAACTACCGGACCGGTTGCTGGGCGCGCTGAAGCAACGCGCCGACACGCTGTCGCAGGTGCTGCTTCAGCGGATCCAGGCCAAGCTCGATGGCGAGGTGCTGAAGCAGCGCAGTGGCCGGCTCGCCGCCAGTATTGGGGTCGATGTCGCCCACAGCGCGAGCGGTGTTCAGATCACCGCCGGCTCCAACGGCGATTTGCCCTATGCCGCGATCCAGGAATATGGCGGCACCATCCCGCCGCACGACATTCTGCCCGACAAGGCCAAGGCGCTGTCCTTCCTGGTGAACGGCAAGCGCGTGTTTGCCGAGATCGTCCATTTCCCCGGCGCGACGTTGCCGGCGCGATCCTATCTCCGATCCTCACTTGAGGAATTAGCGGCCACGCTTCAGCAGGGGCTGGGCGAGGATGCGATCGATGAGGTGCTGGCATGACCACCCGCGAGGCCGCGCTCGCGGCGCTGTTCGCCCGACTTCAGACGATCTCCTGCATCCCCCCGCCGGTCACGTTTGGGCGCCGGGTGCGGCTCGCCGCGGATCTGCCGTCGGAGCAGCAGCCGGCGCTGTTTCAGATTGTCCGCCGCGAGACCTATAGCGGCGGCGAGCGGGCGGGTCTGCGCAAGCTGACCCAGGAGGTCGCCCTCATCTTTTACTTCAGGGCGGATGGCGGGCAGGTCGGGGATGCGATCATCAACGCCTTCCTCGATGCGCTCGATCAGGTGCTGGCTGGCGATGATCCGGGGACCGGCAATCTGACGCTGGGTGGCCTGGTGCAGCGCGTGTGGATCGATGGCGAGGCGTTCCGGGATCCGGGCGATCTCGACAATCAAGGCCTCGTAATCGTCCCGCTCAAACTACAATTTCCATAGGAAAGGTTGAATGATGACTGGATTCGCCGTTTTTGGCCCTGGTTCGCTGTACCTGACGCGCACCGATATTGCGAATACGACGCCGGTGAATATTGGCTTTGCCAATGAGTTCTCGCTCGATGAGACTGCCGAAACCAAGGATCTTTATGGTCAGCTGCAATATCCGCTGGTGACCGCGCGCGGCACCATCAAGGCGACCGGCAAGGCCAAGGCGGCGGTCGTGTCGGGGCTCGCGATCAATGCCGCGTTCCACGGGATGAGCTTCTCGGTCGGCCAAGTGCTGATGGCGTCGGGCGAGGCGGCAAGCGTGCCGGCCGTCTCGCCTTATACAGTGACCGTGACCAATTCGACGCATTTCGATACGGATCTCGGCGTGGTCTATGCGGCGACCGGATTGCCGCTGATCAAGGTCGTCGCCACACCCACCGTCGGGCAATATATGGTATCGGCCGGGATCTATACATTCTCCGCGGCCGATGAAGGCGTCGCGGTCAAAATCACCTACGCCTATCTCGCGACGATGGGCGGGCAGACCAAGATCGTGACCAACCAGCTAATCGGTACCGCACCGACCTTCCAGCTCGATTATTCGACCAGCCTCAACGGCAATCCCTATTATCTCAGGCTCTATCAATGCGTCGCGACCAAGCTCAGCCAGTCCTTCAAACTGACCGATTTCATGATGCCCGAGCTTGATTTCGCGATCTTTGCCAATGCGGCCGGGAATGTCTATGAGGCCAGCTATCCGAGTGCCTCGTGATGGCGGCGCCGAGCGTCACGCTCGCCGGGCAGGTTTGGCCGATCCCGCTGCTGGCGGTGCGTCAGAACCGCATCGTGGTCCCGGCATTGCGCACGCTGCTGGCGCTCGATCTCACCCGGATCTCGCCGGAGGAGGTCGATATCCTGGCCGATGCGCTCTATGCCGGACTGACGCGGGCTCACCCGGACTTGACCCGCGCCGCGTTCGACGAGATGCCAATCACGATGCTGGAGATGTTCCGGTCGATCGAGGTGCTGGCGGCGCAGACCGGGCTCTATAGCCTATCAGCCAAGGACACATTGCCGGCGGGGGAAGTGTAGGCGGGGAACTGCCCGACTGGGACAATGTCGTCGCGCGCATCTCGACGATTCTGCATCGTCCCTGGGATGAGATCGAGGACAGTCTCACCGTTCCCCGCCTGCTTGCCTACTACGCCGAGTGGCGGTTGCACCCGCCGTTACACGAACTCTTCGCAAGCTATATCGGCTATGAGCCGCCCAAGACCATCGAAGAACAATGGCGGGAGGGCGCGATGGCCCCCGATGATTTCCTTCGCTGGGCCAATGCGACCGGCGGCCAAAAGCTCGGGCCATCCGGTTGAACCGACACCGTCTTCTTTCCCTCCCCTTGATGGGGAGGGTGGCGCGCCAGCGACGGGTGGGGTGGTGCCACAGCCGCGGTTCGTGCAGATCCAGTCCGGCGCTTGCCAGCCACGCGGCGACATTCCCCCACCCGTCGCTTGCGCGCCACCCTCCCCACAAGGGGGAGGGAAAGTGAATTAGCGGATGAGATGTGTCCATGCCCTAGCGCTAGCGCAGGGGAGGAATGGCGCAGACGGACCGCTCTAGCGAAAGGCCTCTTCATGGCATCAAACGCTTTATCGATCGCCATCTCGGCGGATATCTCGGATCTGCAAGCCAAGCTCATCGCGGTTCAGCAGGGCTTTCAAGCGCTCGGTGTCCAACTCGCGGCAAGCGCCAGGACGGCACAGGGCTCAAGCGCCGCCGCCTATAACGCGATCACCGCCCAGGCCGCGAAAGCCGATGCCGATCGGCGCCGTGCGGATCAGGAATGGGCCAGCGCGCAGCAATCGCTTAATCAGCAGGTCTATCAGTCAAAACTGCTCGAACTCGATCAGGAAGTGGCGCTCGGGCAGATCACGACGAACCAGAAGCTGCAAATGGAACGGTCGCTGGTCGCCGAGAAAACAGCGGATGATCGGGCCTGGCTTCAGTCGGAACTCGGTCGCAACGATCTTAGTCTCGCCGAAGCGGAAAAATACAAGATTGAGCTAAAAAAGCTCAATGAATCCAGCAGTATCGAGATCCAGAAGATCAATCTTCAACAAATCCAAAGTCAAGAGAAGGTTTGGGACGATTTTTCCAACCGCATCGGCGATGATTTCGGGCGGATCTTTCAGGGGATCGGCGAAAAAGGCTTTAGTATCTCAAAGAATCTCACGAGCCTCTTTTCCAGCACCGCGGATGAGATCGCGACGGACGGCGTCAAGGCGCTCGCAAAATGGGCGCTGATGGGCGCGAGCTTTGCGCCGCAAGGGTTGCTGGGCGATCTGACCGCTTTGTTCAGTGGCGATAGCAGCATCAATAAAATCGCGCCGGCAACTGGTGCTTTTTCGACGCCGGGCGCTGTGGGCAGTTCGGCTCAAACAGCGTCGCTCATCACGAACACAGCGGGCGCTGCCGGGACCGCCACAAGTGCGACGCAAGACAGCGCGGTCCTCGCCAACACGACGGCGCTCACCACGCTCACGACCTCGGTCACCGCGCTTAACGCCACAATGACCGGCCATAGCGCCGTCACCACCACGGCGACAGGTGCGACGACACTGAACACAGGCGCGACCACGGTCAACTCCGCCGGTCAGAGCGTCAACTCGGCCGCGACGACGGTGAACTCGGCCGCCACGACGACGAACTCTGCCGGGCTGCTTACAAGCGCCGCGACCTGGCTGGAGAACACGGTCGCCACGATCGCCAACACGGTCGCAACCGACGCCGCGGCGATCGGGAGCTTCCTAGGCTTCGCCGATGGCGGCGATCCGCCGGTTGGCGTGCCGTCGCTGGTCGGCGAGCGCGGTCCGGAGCTGTTCGTGCCGCGCGGCGCCGGGACGATCATCTCCAACGACAATCTGCGGCGCATGGGCAGCCTCCGCTATGTCGGCTTGCCGTCCGGCGGCCGGTCCAGCGCGTCAGGCAGTCTCACCGCCGCGCAGATGGTCCAGAACGCGATCTCGACCAGCAGCAGCGTCGGTGGCGATATCCATCTCAGCCAGACGATCCACCACGCTGCCGGTGGCCGGCAATCGGACGCAGAGTCGCTCTATGAGGCCGCGATGCGCGGGGGTCGCAGGGGGGCGCAGGCGATTCGCAGGGCATTACGGTGATCAGAAGTCAGATGTCAGAAGTCAGGGAAGAGGTCAGGACAATCCTGACCACTGACTTCCGACTTCTGCATCCTGTGATCCTAACCACTGACATCTGACGTCTGCAAACGGAGTGCCCTGATAATGGCATTAAAATACTTCGACGGGTTCGATTACCTGAACAGTGCCAACGGCGCTGTGCTGACCAGCCTCGGCTATTACGGCAATCCCTCAATCAGTGTCGGGAATGGGCGCTTTGGCGGCAATGCGCTGTCGATCGGCTATTCGGGCTATGTCGCGAAGACGCTGGGCGTGAACATCACCACGGGGTTTGTCGGGTTTGCCCTTAATCTCGCCTATGGCGGTCTTGCGACCTTTGGCATCGGCGATGTTACCAACGGCACCGCTCCGCAATTCACAGTCCAGTTCAATACTTACGGCGTGATCGGGATCTATGACAGTAACGGCATACTGAGAGGCTCCAGCTCGATCAATGCGTGGCTGCTGAATACATGGGCCTATATCGAGGTTGGGTTCACGATCGCGGGCGGTACGGCGGGATCGGTGACGGTGCGGGTCAATGGCGCGGTTGTGGTGACAGTGCCGGGGCTGTTGACCCAGGCATCGAGCAATGGCTGGGGCAATACGCTGCTCTGGACCAATCCGGCGCGCTCCAATTACTATGTCGACGATCTCTATGTGAACGATAATTCGGGGGCCGCACCCTATAATAGCTTCCTCGGCAATGTCCGGGTCCAGGCGGTGTTGCCGGCGGCGGCGGGATCGCTGACCCAGTTCCTGAAAAGCTCGACGTCGCTGTCGAACTGGCAATGCGCGATCAACCAGAATTGCGACGACACGCTCTATGTCTATAGCGCCACGGTCGGCAACGAGGATCTCTATATCGTCTCGGCCTCGATCGGTGCGGTCACGATCTATGGGGTCCAGGTACGCGGCTGCTATCGCCAGGATGATGCAACCCAGCGCTCGGCGCAAACGCTGCTGAAGTCGGGCAGCACGTTCGCGACCACCGCCGTGGTGCCGTGCAATCAGACTTACGCCTTCCAAACCGATGGTCCGTGGATCGTCGATCCCAACACGGGCGCGAGCTGGCTGCCCTCGGCGGTCAACGCGCTCCAGATCGGGCCGAAGGTGGCAGCGTGAGGTGTTTGTTTAGCCCTCAGGCGCCGGGCGGTCGCCTCCGCGACCTTGGCTCGCTCGACTTCGCTCGCGGGGCTGCGCTTGCAGCCCGGAAGAGGGTGCCGTGACTCTCAGGTCGCCGCTTGTCTCGATCGAGGCGGCCAGGGGTGGAGCTCCCAATGTCCACGCGCCGCTGGTCGCGGGGGAGGCGTTGCGGCTTGGGGCGCCCGATGTCCGGGCGCCGCTCGTCGCCGGCGAGTCGCTGATCACGGGCTTGCCCAATATTCGATCGGCGCTGATTGCCGGCGAATCGCTGATCAGCGGGTTGCCGCATGTGCGGTCGCCGGTCTTTGCCGTCGAAGTTCTGTCTCTCGTGCCTCCGGAGCCTGCTGTGGTCAATACCGCGATCTTTCCTCAGCTCACGCGTGGCTGGTCGGTCATTCGCAAGCCGACGATCGCCGGGCGGATCTCGACCCATCAGACCGGGCGCGAGATCCGTCAGGCGCAGATGCAGTATCCGGTGCGGGAATTCACGCTCACTTACGAAGTGCTCAGGAGCGCGCCTGCCTATGCCGAACTCCAGACGATCGAGGGGTTCCTGCTGAGCCAGCTCGGCACCTATGGGCAATTCCTGTGGCAGGATAACTGCACGCCGGACTATCAGGTCACCGGCGGCGCGATCGGCACCGGCGACGGCACGACGCTCGCGTTCACGCTGACCCGCAACTGGGGCGGGTTTGCCGAGCCGGTGGGGTATGTGTTCCCGACCGGGCTTACGGCGGTCTATTTCAACGGGGTGGTGCAGTCGGCATCGAGCTATAGCGTCGGCTCGCCGAACCAGTTGGTGTTCGCGACGGCGCCTGCGGCCGGGATCAATATCACCGCGGATTTCACCTTCTATTTCCAGGTCCGCTTCTCGACCGACAACATGGAACTCGAAGAGTTCATGTCGATGCTCTTTGAGCTTAAAGAACTCAAATTGATGCAGATTCTTCCATCATGAAAAACGCCACCACAGAGCTGATCACGTTCCTGCAGGAGAACACCCAATTTCTGATGCCGAACCTGTTCACCTTCACGCTCAATGACGGGGCGGTGCTGCGTTATACCGATGCGCCTGCCAGTATCTCGATCGCGCAGCTCGGTGGGCCGCCGATCAATTGGGTTGGCGGCGATGTGCTGATCCAGGGGCTCAAATATAAGAGCGCGGTCGGGCTCGATGTTGATCAGCAGACGCTGAAGCTCGGCTATTGGCCGGCAAGTTCGGTGCGCGCCAGTGTCGTGACCGTGGCGAGTGGCGGGACGGTGCCGTTCGCGATCGCGCTGCAAAGCGGGATCTTCGATGGCGCGACGCTCACCTGGGAACGCATCGTCATCGAACAATGGGGCGGCGAGCCGATTGGTTGGGGCGAGGTTGCGACCAACGGCACGGTGTCCGATGGGCGCGTGATCATGAATGAAGGCCGCGTCGGCAAGATCGACCCGATCGGCCGGATCGAGGCGCAGATGGAGATCAAATCGCCGCTGTCGCTGCTCGATATCGATCTGCCGCGCAATCTCTGGCAATCGGGCTGCATCCATACATTCTGCGATCCCTATTGCACGCTCAATAAAGCCAGTTTCGAGAGTAACGGCACGGTCGGTGCGGGTGCGACCAATGTCACGATCCCCTGGTCGTTCGCGGTCGCCGGCATCTATGGCCAGGGCACGATCACCTTCAATAGCGGCCGGAATACCGGCATCAAAACCACCATCAAGCAATCCGTTTCGGGGAGTCTGATACTGGCTTATCCGCTGGATTACGTGCCGGCGGCAGGTGACATTTTCACGGCGTGCCAGGGCTGCGACAAGACGTACGCGCGCTGTCAGTCGTTCGGCAACAAGCTGAATTTCCGGGGCTATCCGGACGTGCCGCAGCCGGAGCAGGCAGCTTGAGCGGGCTTCAGAAGTCAGAGGTCAGTGGTCAGGGTGACGGTGGTCAGATGTCGGAAGTCAGAAGTCAGGAAGCTGACGATCGGGCCCGCGTGGTGGCCGAGGCCCGCAAGTGGATCGGCACGCCCTATCACCATGGTGCGGACGTGCAGCGACTCGGTGTCGATTGCGCGATGCTGCTTGTCCGGGTCTATGTCGATCTTGGGCTGTTGCCGCCGTTCGATCCGCGGCCTTATCCGCGCGACTGGCATCTGCATCGCAGTGAGGAGCGCTATCTGGGGTTCATCCTCGATCGCGCGCGTGCCGTCGACGAGCCGGAACCGGGCGATATTGCGATCTGGCGGTTCGGGCGCACGTTTTCCCATGCCGGCATCGTGAGCGCCTGGCCGCGCGTGGTGCATGCCTTCGCCCGCAGCCGCTGCGTCGAAGAATGCGACGCGACATTGCCCGGCGAACTCGCTAAGCGTCCCCGCGCCTTCTTCTCCTTGTTCCCCCTGACTTCTGACTTCCGACTTCCGCAGCCTGCAGGAGCGCAGCGATGAGCGGCATTCTGACCAACTCCGGCGGCAGCGATAAGCCCGCCTATACCGATCTCCAGATCAACACGGCGGTTAAGTTTCTGCCGGTGCCGATCATCCTCGGCTGGGGCAAGGCGTCGCCGAATCTGATCGATTACACCGACTTTACCAGCAAGGGGAATGATGATGGCGGCAAGGGCGGGGGTGGCTCGTCGAGCTATAGCTATAGCGCGACGATCGCGTTCGGGCTGTGCGAAGGGTTGGTGCGCAGCGATACCGGGGCGATCATCTGGAAAGGCACCGATTGGAGCGATGTCGCGCAGGAGGGCATGACATTGTTCCAGGGTGGGCCGGGGCAAGAGCCGTGGTCCTATATGCTGGCCAATCACGTCGACCGCGCCTTTGCCTATCGCTACACCGCCTATCTCGCGGTGGCCAACTACGCGCTCGGCGATTCGCCGGATACGCCCAATATCAATGTGCTGGTCTATGGGCCGCTATCCGGGACCGGTGTCACCGTCACCACGGTGGCGCATCCCTATTATATGCCGGGGATGACCACGGGTGACGCTGACCCGGTGCAGATCGTGGCCGAGCTGCTGACCAATGGCCAGTTCGGCGTGCCCGATTTTCCCGCCTCGGCGATCGATAATGCGAGCTGGTATTCCACCGGTGCTGCCACCAGCACCGGCGATGCGGCGTGGCAGACCTATTGCTGGGTCAATAATATCTGACTGTCGCTCGTGCTGTCCGATCAGGAGACCGCATCCGATATCATCCAGCGCCTGGCGCAGCTGACCAACACGGCGTTGTTCTGGTCGGAAGGGCGGCTCAAAGCCGTGCCCTATGGCGACAGCGTGGTCGGCGGCTATGGCAAGCTGTTCGTGCCCAATGTCACGCCGATCTATAACCTCTCCGACACCGACTTCGCCCGGCAGCAGAACAAGGATCCGCTGACCATCGCCAGGGTCGATCCGGCCGATATCTATAATTGCTATCGGGTCGAATGGACCAATTGCTACAACGTGTTCAATGTCGAGCCGATGGAGGCGAAGGAACAGTCGCTGATCGAGGATTATGGGCTGCGGATTGCCCCCACAATCCAGGGCCATGAGATCACACAGCCCTCGACCGCGCAGATCGTCGCCGATCTCATCAAGCAGCGCGGCTGCTACATCCTGCGCACCTTCAAATTCACGCTGTCGGCCGAGTATTTCCTGCTTGAGCCGATGGATCTGGTGACGGTGACGGATCCGGATCTGGGTCTCTCGCTGGTGACGGTCAGGATCACCGCGATCGAGGAGGATGATCAGGGCCAGCTCGCGGTCACGGCCGAGGAGTTTCCGGCCGGCGTCGCGACCGCCGCGCTTTATGCCACGCAAGGCTCGGCGCAGGGCATCGTCAACAGCAATATCGCGGCGGGGCCGGTCAATCCGCCGATCATCCTGGAGCCGATCGCGGGGCTCGCGAGCAACGGCGGGGCCGAGATCTGGATTGCGGCGTCGGGCGGTGTCGGCGGCGAGGCCAACCCATATTGGGGCGGCTGCACGGTCAATCTGTCGCGCGATAATCTCACCTATAAGCAGGAAGGCACGATCGACGGGCCGGCGCGGCAAGGCCTGCTGACGGCGGCGCTGCCGGCCTACACGGGCACCGGGCTCGACAATCTCCACACGCTGACCGTGACGCTGGCCGAGAGTGGCGGGACGTTACTGGCCGGGAGTTTCCCGGATGCGGTAACGGGCGCCTCGGCCGATCCGACGCTGACGCTGTGCACCGTCGGCGGCGAGCTGCTCGCCTATGAGAATGCGACCCTCATCAGCCTGCCGATCTCGGTGACCGAGGCGCAGACTGTCGCGGTCTCGGCCGATCTCTCGACCTATAGCGTGATCGTCAATCAGGCGGCCAACTTCATCAGCGATGCCGGCGTCACCTATACCGCGACCGGCGTGGCGCTGACCCAGGTCTCGTCCAATCCCAGCGAGGGGCAATATGCGGTTGCCAGCAGCGGCACCTATACATTCAACGCGCTCGATAATGCCGCCGCGATCGAGATTGCCTATCGCTATCTCGGTGGCGGATATCAGCTCACCGGCCTGCTGCGCGGGCTCTATGGCACGGCGGCGACTTCCCATGCGGTGGGGGCTCAGTTCGCCCGGCTCGATAGTGCGGTGTTCAAATACACGCTGCCGGAGGCTTATGTCGGGAGCACGCTCTACATCAAGCTGGTCTCGTTCAACGCCTGGGGCAAAGGCGCCGAGCTGATCTCGGAGGTCGAGCCGGTGATTTATGTCCCGCTCGGCACCGGCTTCTGCTTCTCGACCAGCCCGTTCCTGTCGCTCTTGTATAACGGCGCCTCGCTGTCGCTGGGCAATCTGGCGACGCCGATCACCAACACATTTAATTGCGGCGACCCGGTGGCAACGCCGGTGGTCCAGACCCTTGTCCTGCCGGAGCTTTGATCCATGGCCAATGTGCTCGAACTGAATTACGGCTCGGCCGCCGAACTGAACAGCCTCACCACGCCGGGCGGGCTCGATTATGTGCTGGCGTTCGATACCAGCGCGAATGCCTATCGTGGGTTCGATGGGACGATCGCCGGCGGCCGGTATCTGGAGTTCGGCCGGCTGCCGATGATCCAGGCCGGCGCTGGGTACAGTTACCAGCAGGCCGATCGCAACAAGCTGGTGGTGCGGTCCAACAGTGGCATGGCGATGGCCGATACGCTGCCGACGCCGGGATCGGTCTATGCGACCTGGAGCGTCACGATCAGCAATATCGATGTCAGTGCGGCGATCACGCTGACGCCAGCATCCGGCCTGATCGATGGGCTGGCGAGCGTGCCGATCGCGGCCGGGGTGACCATCACCTATGTGACCGACGGCACCAACTATTACCGCGCGACGACGCGGGTGGCGGCGACGACTGGGGCGCTGGTCTATCAGGGCACCTGGAACGCGTCGAGCAACTCCCCGACTCTGGCGAGCGGCACCGGCACGCGGGGCTATTACTATGTCGTGGCGACCGCCGGCACGATTTCGATCGACGGGGTTGCCACCTGGAATGTCGGCGACTGGCTGGTGTTCGATGGCAGCAAATGGGACAAGGTCGATGGCGTGGCGAGCGAGGTGCTCTCGATCAATGGCCGCACCGGCGCGGTCTCGATCCTGAGCGCCGATGTAACCGGGGCGCTGGGCTATACGCCGGCGAATCTGGTGTCGCCGAGCTTCACCGGGACACCGACCGCGCCGACTGCCTCGACCAGCACAAACAGCACGCAGCTCGCGACCACGGCCTTCGTGCTGGGGCAGGCGTCCAATGTTACGCCGAGCATGGCGGGCACGGCTGCCATAGGATCCTCGCTGCTCTATGCCCGCGCCGACCATGTCCATGCGACCGATACGACCCGGCTGGGTGCGGCGAACAATCTCTCGGACCTCGCCAATGTCGTGACCGCGCGCACCAATCTCGGTGCGGGGGCGGCGAGCGGCCTTGCCACGCTGGACTCATCCGGTCGGCTCACCACGTCGCAGATCCCGGTGAGCCTGGTCGGCGCGGTGGTTTATCAGGGCACGTGGAACGCCTCGACCAATTCCCCGACGCTCAGCAGCGGGACCGGGACCAAGGGCAATTACTACGTGGTGGCGACCGCGGGCACGACCACGCTCGACGGCGTCAGCACCTGGAATATCGGCGACTGGGCGATCTTCGATGGCACCAAATGGGACAAGGTCGATGGGGTCGCGAGCGAGGTGCTGAGCTTCAATGGCCGGGTGGGCGCGGTGTCGCTGACCAGCGGGGACGTGACGGGGGCGCTGGGGTATACGCCGCTGTCGCTCGGCGGGGGGACGATGAGCGGGACCATTGCGATGAATGGTAATGTCATCACCAACGCCGGAACCATCGGTATTGGGACGGCATCGCCAACCAGCTCGGTTCATGTAAACGGCAATATCGGCTCCGGGCCGCCCGTCATCGGCGGCGGCGCCTTATTTTTACAAGATACGAGCGACATCGGCGGCAGCGGCGGATCTATTGTTTTTGGCGGAAATCCAAACACAGCACTTTGTTTTGCAGGCATAAAAGGCTCGCTCGTCAATGGATCTGGCCAAACAACAGGCGGCGTAAACTTCTACACGCGCGTCAATATGACAGACTCCGGTCTGACTCAGCAATTGTCAATCGGATCGAGCGGCAACATTGGGGTGGGACCGAGCGCTACAAAGATCGCCGACAGCTCGGGTAATCTCTATTGCGCGGGGTTCTATACGACGTCGATTGGGCGGGTTACGGGGGCAGGAACAACGCAGGCTACTGCGGCTGCAACGCCATATATGTTGAACCTGATCGGCGCTGGTGCGGCAAATTCAGGCTTCGTTTTGCCGACTGCAGCTTCTCAACCAATCACCAAATACTATAACTCATCCGGTAACACTATTCAGATATATCCGCCGAGTGGCGTCTCAATATACGGTTTAGCGGTTAATGTGCCGTACGCTCTGCCGCAGGGATATATCTTGGACTGTTTCGCGGCACCGGACGGCAATTGGGTTGCTGGAAAGTATCAATAGGATTTACTGAAGCGAACCCACGCCCCTCAATAAAATCAGCGTTTGACTGTGTACGATTCAATTCTCAGTACATTGCAGCATTTAGACTTAGATCCACGTGGAAAAAAGCTGAGCCGTCGATTTTGTCCGTTCAGGAATTGACCAATTTGCCATGTCAGCGTCGGCATAATTTCGGAAACATTCCGAAACATACTCTTCTAATGGCACCACTCGGTGATTTTCACGAGTTGCAATTTTAAAATCTTTCGAGCCTTCTACTCTTAAAGCATCTGCCAATTCCGGGAAAACAGGAAGGATATGGCTGTGCTGCAGCCGGTCGCTGAGTTTTTCATAATCAACGAAGGTGTCCCGGTTGGTGAGCTGTGCTATATTGCAGGCCGCTGCGGCAATATCTGCAAGTACAAAAGGGTGTGGGTGGTTGCCTGAGTACATGAATGGCTTCCCATATTCACTCCATTTAGTAAAAAGGGGGGCGATATTGATCCCCACCTCGGCAAATCTACCTATTGCAGTGCGCTTTTCATCTTCGAAAGCCTTAAAATAGCCTATTTTCGCAAAAGTGTACGCGTTGAATAAATCCGCCGTTCTTCTTGGGCTGAATCCTCGCAAAAAACCTGCTAGACAAATATTTGAATTATAGTCTCCGGTCGGCGATTGCACCCATTTATGCGCGTTCGCGACATAAATCATATCAGGATGGAATCCGGCAAAATCGAACGATGGAATGACCACAAGCCTGCGGCAAATCTTCGGAAGTTCATGAGCAGAAAATTCCTCAAAGAATGGCGGAAACCTCATGGCAAATACAACTTCCGCCGCTTCTACGGCACTTCTAATCTGTTGTCGATCGGTTCCAAGCAACAGTGACGCGTCATATGCACTAACCTCGCTAGCCCCTAATACAAGGCGCATGGCTTCGGCTAACCCATATGTTTGACAATTTGACAGAACAACGACAGACATAGACGCTCCTTAATTTACCTTACCTAACATTTCCTCATCGCAAATCACCCCCTCATAATCCAAGCTACTTACTCGTATAGATGAACGAGAGAACAAGCCCCCCTTATCTTCGATTTTGTCGAGCTTTGAAATGAGTTGATCCATAGGCATAGTCACCTCGGTGTTCGTGTTGTCAGATAGACAGTGTTTTTGAAAAATAGACATTACAAAATCGACGCCATTTTGCGTGACATTCCTTAAGTCAGCCTCAAATAAATTTAGACGGGGCATGGCATTCACAATTTCGAATGAAGGAAAGTACATAACTCCAAGCCGGCTCAAACAGACTTGTTCAGCAACAACCCTTAGTGCAGCCTTACTGTAAGTATTTGACACAAGAACATGTCTATTTTCAAACGTAGCAATTAGAGGGACGGGTGAGACAGTTAGGACGAACCTTACATTAGGGTTTAGTTCTCTCAGTTCATCGATAAACCACAGCAAATCTGCTGTCATTGATTCTACGGTCTGGTTCACTGGTTGATAGCTGCTTTGCCAATCGGGAACCCCGATAACGCCTGGCGGTAGCGGAAAAGCGGCACCGTCAGAACCGGAGACCCATGATTCTGTTAGCCCGAGTGTGAAGACAAAAACATTGCATTTCTGGAACATTGTCCTAACGGCTGCCAGGTGCTGCCGACGCGCTGCAACCACATCTTCAACGGAGTCAAAACCTTCCGGGATCTCCTGTTGCCGAAATGGGTCAATATACCTACCGTCGTCACGACGCCATGCAACATCTCTTGGCTCAAACACCGCGTACGCGCGTTCGAAAAGTTGCCTCAGTTGTTTACATGTATATATGTTGCCGTAGCGGGCCGAAAATAGCGCTACCTTTGCTTCGGCGCCCTGGCTGCCCGGTGGCTCTTCCGTCTGAAGAAAGTTGAATCCACTTGCCTTGAGTGAGCGAGAAATGTGTTGAGCAAAGCAACTGCCCGCCGTTGCCACAGCATTAGCTTTACTGATCTTAAATGGAACGGAAACAACAGGATCAAAGGTATCGAGCGCCACAGTGGCGACGGCTTTGTCCCAAAACGAAGTTTCGGGTTTACCCCGGTATGGGTGAGCATATTCTGTATTTATTCTTCGTTTTGATCCATTGCGCCTAGCGACATTCATAGAGCCCACTACAGTGGAAAAAACTTGGTTCCAATTATTCATAGATACTTTAGCGTCAAAATATTTTCTTGCGTTTTCTTTCTGCTGTTCTGATACTCTTAAAGCTGCCTCTCGATCAGTTTTTAAAGTCTTGGCTATAGCGATAGCCTGTTCGACATTCTCATATAACGACAGCTCACTGCCGTGCAGAAACTTGGGTATCTCATAACGTGCCTCACTCCACGCGTCATCCTGGTTAGCCGAAGAGGTCGCTGCAATCATGGACGCAGATGGCGCTATCACTGGCACTCCAGCCATAAGAGACTCTATAAAAGATAGGGTATAACTTGGCGGTTGCGTGTAAACATACAAATAGAAAGCAGCGCTGTTATATAATTCTAACTGTTGAGCATAAGTGGCTAGACCTGATGCTTCAGGAATGTTTTCGTTAAATGCACCATAGAGGCGACAACCAGTTTCATTTCTAATTGTTATCCATTCTTCCAGTTTCGGATAAGAAATAGAGTTTCGGCCTTTATATGTATTGTGGAAGGTAATACCTGGGTCACCACCTTTCCAAGCGGGCCAGTCCGATTCATACTTCCCAAAATAAACGACAGCATCAGTCTTCGCAAATCCGACTATGTCGCGTTCCGTCTCTGAATATCGTACAATAAAAATTCTCTCACCATACTTCATATATTCTTTTTCAATAGATAGGCGTGATTGACCGAGCGTTCTAAGAATAATTGGCATATTGCCAAAAGCATTTAAATTCACGTCTATCAAGCTTGGATTGTGGTTAATTATAACCAAATCGAAAAGCCGACAAAACTCTCGCGTAACCCTTCTTCCAGGTAAATTACACCCCATCTCTTGAAAACTGTCCCAAAACGCTTTATGAAAGAATTCGGGACGTCCTGGCCTAAACTTCTTCTCTGATGCTTCAGGGTGTGCAAAGTCTCCTAAACTAAAGACACGATGTCCAAGTTCAGTAAACATTCTTAAATCATCATACTCAAGTATTTCATGGCAAGAAAAATACAGTATATTTAAGCTTTTATTCATTTTCACTCTCGCAATTCTAAATTAGGAAGTTGTCCTTTTCAGCCTTAAATTTAGAACGAATTTCCTACTCTCTACGGCTGCTGCGTTCTCTGTGGTAAAAAATAAGCCATATCTACATGTTAGGCTCATATCTAAAAAATCTATCATGCGCCCAAGGATCAGGCAATCGCTAACGTGTTTACCTTTCAGACCTGGTGGAGATCGAGCCGTAAGCTTAACCGAAGACAATAAACGGGGCCGATTATCCGTGGCTCAACTTTGTGGTAGTCCCGGTCCATGAGCCGGGAAAGTGGACAAAGCGCGCTGCTATATAGATCCTTTCCGCTATGGCAAAAACGTCTATCTGATGTAACCGCCTCACCCCCAAGCAAACCTTATAGGAAAATCATGAACCTAACCAACCACCAGATCCTGGCGGCGAACCATGCTGTTTGCGATCTCCTGACCCGTCCAGACCTCACGACTCGAACCCGGTTTGCCCTCGTTGTTAACCAAAAGGCGCTATCCGCCGCCGTCGATACGATGCGCGCCGCGCTGCCTCCGTCGGACGGCGTGCGAGCGTTTGAGCAGAAGCGCCGCGCGCTGGCG